CATTGCGCCAGCAAAAAGAAAATGGCTGGGGGTGGCTTAGCAAAATCACAGCAATCTTTAAAGGCTTGGGGCGACCAAGAGTGGACAACCAAGTCAGGGAAGAAGTCGTCGGAGACGGGGGAGCGATACCTGCCAAAAAAAGCAATCCAGTCGCTAAGCCCCCAAGAGTACGCAGCAACAACCCGAGCAAAACGAGCGGGCAAGGCACAAGGACAACAGTTCGTGCCCCAGCCAGCAAAAGTAAAAGCAAAAGTAAAACCATTTCGAAAGGTTAAGTAATGGCTACTTCTGGTACAGCAACGTTTAATTTAGATTTAAATAACCTTGTTGAAGAGGCTTTTGAGCGTTGTGGACAGGAGCTTCGCACTGGATATGACTTGCGTACTGCACGTCGTAGCTTAAATTTATTGTCAATTGAGTGGGCTAATCGTGGTATCAACTTATGGACAGTTGAGCAGAATCAGATTGTAATGAACACCCAGCAAGCTATCTATGCGTTGCCTATAGATACGATTGATATACTAGACGCTGTAACTCGCACCAGCAATGGTAGCCAGTCTAATCAGACAGACATTAACTTAAGCCGTATTAGCGAGCCTACATACATCACTATCCCTAATAAGAATGCTAATGGGCGACCAATTCAGATGTATGTTAACCGTCAGACTGGTGGAGTTTCAAGCATACCGCAAACAACGCTAAACGGCGGTATTAGCGCTGTAGATACCACAATAACTTTAACAAGCACAGCTAATCTACCTACTCAGGGTTTTATAAACATTGGCAGTGAAACAATCGGTTATCAGAATATTGTAGGGAATCAAATAGTTAATGCATGGCGCGGACAGAATAATACAGTTGCTGCAGCGCACCTAACGGGTGTTAATGTGTTTAATAATCAGCTTCCCTGTATAAATGTATGGCCCACACCTAACCCACCTGGGGATCAATACACGTTGGTGTATTACCGTATGCGTCGTATTCAAGATGCAGGTGGCGGGGGTACTACAGATCAGGATATTCCATTCCGTTTATTGCCTTGTATGGTGGCTGGATTAGCATTTTATATGTCACAAAAACTACCAGATGCTCTGCCAAGAATGCAGTTTTTAAAGCAAGAGTATGAAGAGCAATGGTTAATTGCGTCTACGGAGGACAGAGAAAAAGCGGCTTCTAGGTTTGTGCCTCGTAACATGTTTTATTCATAATGCCGAATAAGTTTTCTTCTGGTAAGAATGCAATTGCCGAGTGTGATCGGTGTGGGCAGCGATTTAAGCTAAAAGAGCTTAAGAAGTTAACGATTAAGACGCAGCAGGTAAACATTAAAGTTTGCCACGAGTGTTGGGAACCAGATCAGCCGCAGTTGCAGTTAGGTATGTACCCGGTCAATGACCCGCAGGCAGTACGGGAACCAAGACCAGACGTAAGTTATCAAGTATCGGGTAATAGTGGGTTGCAGATAAATTTAACGGGTATTGGACCAAACGGTCTCGGTAGCCCAGAAGGTGGTAGTAGGATATTTCAGTGGGGCTGGAATCCAGTAGGTGGATCTCGGTTTGATGATGCTGGATTAACACCAAATAATTTGGCTTTATTGGTGCAAATTGGTACAGTAGCAGTAATAACAACTTAAGGAGTTTATTATGTATAAATCAGGCGCAGATGGCATTACTAAACAGGGTAAAACTGAGGGTAAAAACCTTGGTAATTCAGGCCCTAAAGTAACTGCTTTAAAGGGTGGCAAGAAAACCGCGGGTGTAAAAAACATGGATCTAAAGACTATGGGACGTGGTTTAGCTAAGGTTAAGAACCAAACTAGGGGTCGATAATGGCTAAATATTCTAAAAAAGTAATGGGCAAAGAAATTGGCGATGCCAAAATTTACGCAGAGCCACATGATATGAAAGGCAGACCGCTTGGCATTATGGGTCATACCATGTCACCTGGCATTAACCCGCCTAGTAAAGTAACTCGTGGTCCAAACACATTATCAGCCCGTGAAGTTACTCCTAGTACTGGCGCTATGCGTGTCAGCATGGGTAATCCAGCTCGTGATGATGTAAAGACTACAGGTATTGAGACCCGTGGTAACGGCGCAGCGACTAAGGGTCGTATTGCTAGAGGACCGATGGCGTAATGAATTATTACCAATTACAATCTGCGATTCAGGACTATACGGAGAATCAATTCCCAACAACCGTTTTGGCTAACAACACTACTGTAAGTGCTGCGCAGCAGATTAACCGTTTTATAGAGCAAGCAGAACTCCGCATCTTTAACACGGTACAACTACCTTCTTTACGTAAAAACGTAACAGGTACGGTAACGCCTAACACGCCTTATTTGGCATGTCCTGATGATTTTCTATCATCTTTCTCGTTGGCTGCTATTGATCCAGTAACTAATGAGTACGAGTTTCTACTTAACAAAGATGTTAACTTTATTCGGCAGTCATACCCAAACCCAACAACTACGGGTAAACCCCAATACTATGCGCTGTTTGGACCAAGATACGGGGCTAAGAACGAACTCAGCTTTATTCTGGGGCCAACTCCAAATCAAGTGTATACCGTAGAGTTACATTATTACTACTACCCTATTTCTATTGTTCAGAGACAAATCGGTGCTTTGGGGGCGATTACAAACGCAGGTGCAGGTTATGCCAACGGTGTCTACAGCAATCTTCCCGCTATTGGTGGTTCTGGGGAAGGCGCATTAATTAACGTAACAGTTACAAATAACATTGTTACTGCAGCCTCTTTGTCTTACGGTGGTTCTGGTTATACCCAAGGTGACAGCTTATCTGCAACAATCGGGTCTATTGGATCTGGTTTTGCCGTAAACGTTTCTTCTGTAAATAACCTGACAGGTACTTCGTGGTTAGGCGATAATTTTGATACTGTTTTGTTATACGGCTGTTTAGTAGAAGCATACACCTATATGAAGGGTGAAACCGACATGATGAACCTGTATAATCAAAAGTATACGGAAGCAATGCAACAACTTAACAGGCTTGGAACTGGCTTAGAGCGTGGTGATTCTTATCGCGATGGACAAGCAAAAATTAAGGTGAATCCATAATGGCTTTTACAGGAAACTTCGCATGTGATGTTTTTAAAGTAGGAATACTTAACGGTACTTACAACTTTTCAAGCAGCACAGCTCAAATATTTAGACTAGCTCTGTATACCAACGCAGCTACGTTAAACCAAGATACTACGGCTTATACTACTACTGGCGAGACATCAGGCGCTGGCTATACAGCTGGCGGTAACGTACTAAGTATTCTAGTAAATCCAACCATTGGTGGTTCAGGCGATATTGCATTCCTGTCGTTTGCTGACTCTGTATGGAATAGTGCAACCATTACTGCTCGTGGCGCTTTGATTTATCTAGCCAACGGCACAACTAATCCCGCTGTTTGTGTTCTGGATTTCGGTTCAGATAAAAGCACAACCGGCGGTACTTTCACGGTACAGTTCCCCTCTGCTACCAACACCTCTGCAATTATTCGAATTTCTTAAGGAGCTATTATGTTTTCTGAAAACACCAAACCAGTCGATGCGGCATCTGCCTCATTGATTGCAAACACGGGCGCGCAAGAAGGCGTTCAAACTCACGGCTTTTACACTGTTGACTGCGTAGATGCAGAAGGCAATCTAAAGTGGTCCGAGACTATTGAAAACCTAGTTGTTACCGTTGGTAAGAACTTTATGTTGACGCAGACTTTCTCAGGCTCTGGTTATACAGCTGCTTGGTTCTTAGGTCTCGTTAACGGCGCTACTAGCCCAACATACAACGCTGCTGATACTATGGCAAGCCATGCTGGTTGGACTGAGTTTGCTGGTTATAGCAACGCTACCCGTCCTGCTCCAGTATTTAATGCTTCTGCAGCTGGCGCAATTGCAACAACACCCACAGCGTTTAACATCAATGCTACAGGTACAGTTGCTGGTGCGTTCTTGACTACAAACAATACGATTAGTGGTACTACAGGTACATTGTTCTCTGCTGGTAACTTTACTGGTGGTAGCCGTACTGTTGCTTCTGGCGATACATTGAACGTAACTTATACATTAACATTGACCTAATAGGGGCATAGTATGGCCTTAGTATTAGCTGATCGCATACAAGAAACAACCACTAGTCCTGGTACTGGTGACGCCACTTTAAACGGTGCTGTTACCGGTTTTAGGACGTTTGCGTCCGTTATGGCAAATGCAGATACGTGTTATTACACTATCGCAGACCAAGGTGGTGCAAATTTTGAAGTTGGTATTGGTACGTATGTAACAAGCGGAAACCTCTTGCAGCGCACTACTGTTCTTTCTTCAAGCGCTGGCGGGACAACTAAGGCTAACTTTAGCTCTGGAACGCAGTCCATATTTATTACTTATCCAGCAGGAAAGTCAGTTAATTTAAATGCTTCTGGTAATGTAAGCCCACTAGGAACTATTAATACAGGTACATGGGCAGCGTCAACTATTGCAGTAATCTACGGTGGGACGGGAACTACCACCTCAACAGGTTCTGGTGACGTTGTTTTATCAAACAGCCCTACCCTAATTACACCAAATCTAGGTACTCCGTCTGCTATTACGCTGACTAATGCGACTGGGCTTCCTTTAAGTACTGGGGTTAGCGGCACACTGCCTACAGGTAACGGTGGTACAGGGCTTACTTCCTTTACTACCAATGGAGCTGTCTATGCAACCTCTTCTTCTGCTCTTACTACTGGTACTCTCCCTGTGGTTTCTGGCGGTACTGGGACCACTACTTCTACTGGTACTGGGAGTGTAGTTTTAAGCACTAGCCCAACACTAGTAACGCCTAACATTGGTGCTGCCACGATGGGTGGTAATTTAAGTACGAATGGAAACTCAATTGTTGGTGGTACTTCAGGCGGCAGTTCATTAGCCTTACCTGTTGGTGGCGCTGCAACTTTAGCAAGTTTAAATGACAGCGTAGTTGCTTTACGTGCTGGTACTACTGGCGCAGCATCTGCAGGTTTTCAGTTAAATAATTTTGGCGCTTTAGGTCTTGGCACTACACCAGCGTATGGCTCTCCTGGTCAAGTTTTAACTTCGGGTGGATCAAGCGCAACAGCATCTTGGACATCAATCCCTGCCTCTACTTACACTCGTACAAGTTTCTCAGCTACAGGCGGTCAAACAACATTTACCTTAGTCTACGTACCAGGCTATTTGGAAGTCTTTGTAAACGGTGTTTTACTCAATGCTGCAGACTATAACGACTCAAATGGTACGACTGTTGTTTTAGCTACAGCCTGCGCTGCAGGTGACGTGGTAGAGTTTCTTGCCTTTAACGCCACTTCAATAGGCACAGCAACAGCTGCAACTAATATTTCTGGCGGTATTGCTAGTCAGATTCCGTATCAAGTTGGCCCAGGATCTACGGCGTTTATTCCTAACGGAACAAGTGGGCAATCGTTAATTAGTAATGGAACAAGCGCTCCATCTTGGGGTTTACCAGCTACTGCAACAACTGCAACTAACTTAGCTGGGGGTATTGCTAGTCAAATACCATACCAAACAGGTGCTGGCGCTACAGCGTTTGTTCCAAACGGAACAAGTGGTCAAGCATTAGTCAGCAACGGCACTTCAGCACCTAGCTTTGGAACATTATCTGTTGCTGGTGGCGGCACAGGCGCAACAACACTTACCGCAAACAATGTCATTCTTGGCAATGGAACATCAACAGTAACATTTGTTGCCCCATCTACTGCAGGTAATGTATTAGTTAGCGATGGAACAACTTGGATTAGTCAAGCCGCAAGTGGTGGCTCACAACCATTTATGGCATTTGGTTCTAATGGTGGATATTAAGGAGAAATCATGCCACAAACAATTAGTTTAGTAAGAGGTACTGCAACAATATCATCAGCAAACGGCACAAATAGCGTTACTTTGTTTACAAATAGTGCATCAGGAATTGCTACTAGAGTAATTGTTAATCAATTAACTGTTACAAGTAATCAATCGTCAATAACTAGTTATGGCACTAGTCTATCTTTTTTTAATAGCGGTTCAGGAACTGCTGAAAGTATTATTGGAGGAGTTTATTCACATCAAGCGCAACAAAGGCTTACTGTAACTCCTAGTCAATCCCTTAGCGGTTTTGGTTCTGCTAATAATAGTGGATCTATATCTGTAGGGGGTACTCTTGCAGGGGGTCGAGATTTTTTTCAACAACCTACACCCGCAGGTACTAACTATAATATTTGCCCTATTAATTTTTGGATAGGTCCAAGCGATGTCATTTTAGCAAAAGTCCAATGGTATTCAGGTAGTGGAAAAAGTATTAATCCAGCAAGCGTAACCATTGCTTATTCATTTACATTAATTAGAGAATCTTAAAAGGACATTATTATGTTTATGTGCGTATATCAAAAATCCGACAACATTGTGGTGGAAGTTCGCAATGACACTAGCGTTCCTCAAACAACAACTGCTTCACAGTATTTTAATAATTACATTGTAGATAACAATGTAGATGCAACACTTTACAATTATGCAGAAATGCCGTATCAAAATATTAAATTTAGTATTGGTAAATATTTGTATAACCAAAATACAAATAGCATTGTAATTAATCCCGATTGGGTTGAACCACCATTAGTAGAAACTGCATCTATTCCTGTAAGTGATCCTGCAGGTGGTTCTAATGCCTAATCATCCTGAGATTTCTCTTAGTTGCGTATCGTCTGTATATGTAAGACAGATGCATTTTAAAAACAAAGGCGATATTGAGCAAGGTCATTCGCACCAGTTTGACCACCAGACGTTGCTGTCTAAGGGGTCAATAAAGATTACATTAGAAGGTGTGGAAAATACGTACACAGCGCCGCACATTATTTTTATTCGTAAAGACCACAGGCATGAGTTGATGGCTTTGGAAGACGACACTGTGTGCTATTGTATCCACGCTTTGCGTGACGGTGATGATGTATGCGACATTATTCCCCCTGACGCTATACCAATGGGGGCAGGCTCAAGCGAGGCTTTTTCTGTTGCTAAAGGCTTATTAAATGAGGTGTATTAACTATGACAATTCCACGCGACCTATCAAACCTAGCCCCAGGCGTTTCCACTGCTGGTGTATTGGGCGTAACTAAAGGCGGTACTGGGACCACTACTTCTACGGGATCGGGCAACAATGTTCTATCAACTAGCCCAACCTTGACTACCCCAGTCCTTGGAACCCCTACTTCTGGCAATCTGTCTAACTGTACCGCAGACGGTACAAATGCGGTTGGTTATTTAATTATTCCGCAAAATAGTAAGTCCGCAAACTACACACTAGTACTAACTGATTCAGGCGATCATATTTTCCATCCGTCTGCCGATACAACGGCTAGGACATGGACAATTCCAGCTAATTCTAGTGTTGCGTTTCCAATAGGAACAGCGGTTACATTTATTAATCAAAACGGTGCTGGCGTGATTACGATTGCTATTACTACCGACACAATGCGTTTAGCTGGTGCAGGTACTACAGGAAATCGTACATTAGCGGCTAACGGCATTGCTACAGCAATTAAGATTACATCTACCGAATGGATTATTTCAGGCACAGGATTAACCTAATGGCTGGGATTTTACAAGGCGTTTTAGCTAGTATTGGCGGTGTTCCTGCTGGACCATATATGGATGTGTCTACTACAGGCGCAACTGTAACCACAAGTGGAAATTATAAACTTGCAGTTTTTGATGGCGATGGTTCGTTTAAAGTTAATTCTTTAGGAACAGACCCAACAGAAGGTTCTGTTATTGAATATCTTGTTGTCGCTGGTGGTGGTGCTGGCAGTAGATATGGCGCAGGTGGAGGTGGTGGCGGTGGTTATTTAGAAGGTACAGGACAAACAGTTACTGCAATAAATTACGTAATTACAGTTGGCGGTGGTGGCGCTTCTATTTCATCAAATGTAAACGGAAACAATGGTTTTGATTCCTCTATTGGCTCTTTAATAACTACAACTGGTGGCGGTGGTGGTGGCGTACTAAACACTAATGGAAATAATGGTGGTTGCGGTGGCGGTGGCGGTAGTAAAGGCAATTTTAGTGATGGTGGAACAGGCGTTTCAGGACAGGGCTTTGCTGGTGGTAGAGGGCTATCACAAAAAGGATCATCTGGCGGTGGTGGCGGCGGTGCTGGCGCAGTAGGAGCAAACTCATCAAACCAAGGAAATAACGCTGGTGCTGGTGGAGTGGGAAAAAGAAACTTTATAACAGGTTCCGAAAGATACTATTCAGACGGTGGTGGTGGTGCTGCTGATGCTGGCACAAGTGCTTCGGGTGGCGGTGGTGGAACTGGAGGTAACGGTGGCAATAGCCCAACAAGCGGCGCAACAAATCGAGGCGGCGGCGGTGGAGCACAAGCGCAAAATTCAGGATCATCTGGTGCTGGTGGCTCAGGAAATGTAAGAATTAAATGGAGATTCCAATAATGGCTCACTTTGCAGAATTGGATTTAAACAATATTGTTTTAAGAGTTAATTGCTTAGATAATTTTGTAATGGAAAACGAACAAGGTCAGCGTGTAGAACAGCTTGGCATAGACTTCCTAAAAAACTTATACGGAACAAACACAATTTGGGCGCAGACTAGCTATAACACCCGTGCTGGTATTTATTATGTACCTGGCACTAATGAAGTAAGTCCAGACCAATCAAAAGCGTTTAGAAAGAACTATGCTGGTATGGGCTATACCTACGACACAAATCGTAATGCATTTATTAACCCCAAACCTATTGTTGAGCCTGACCAAGAACAGTATGTGTACTTTGATGAGTTTGCTTGTTTATGGATTTACGCACCACCAACTCCAGTGATTGAGGTAACCCGTGTCTAGCCCAACAACCGATCTAAAGATTGTAGACAATGTTTTTGTAAAAATGCACTTGTTTAATAAGGCTGGGGATACTCACGAGGGTCACGCCCATGCGTTTGACCACATTACTTTATTGGCTACTGGCTCGGTAAATATGGTGCATGACAAGGGTGAAGCGGTATACAAAGCACCGCACCTTATTGTTACCCCCAAAGGCATTAAGCATCAGTTCACAGCCTTAGAGCCGAATACTGTATTTTGCTGTATCCATGCAATTCGGGAAAAGGACGAGCTAGATGGTATTGCAAGCCCAGATATTACGCTTGAGCAGGCATGGGAACTAATGGGCACTGTCCCATTAACTAAGGATTAAGTATGTTCGGCATAACTACATTCGCTCAATCACCTTTTGCCGCATTAGGCGGGAATGCGTATAACCAATCGGTTAGCGAAAGTGTAGCTGCGACTGATGACTTTATTGGCGTTATTGCTTATGCCTCCAATATTGCTGAATCCATAGCCGCTGCGGATACTCAAGACGTTGCTCAAGGTTTTGCTGTAGCAATAGGCGAGTCCACAGGCCCAGTAGATACACCGTCAACCAGCCTTTTAGCCGTAGCATTTGTAGAAGATTCACTTGCCCAAACAGACAATTATGAGCAGCTTTCAGGTAAGTTTGTAGATATGGACGAATCCATGGCAGTGGCAGATGCCTATACTTTAAGCAACAGCATCTTTAATGCAGTGGTTCCAGAATCCACCACTCCATCTGACACGGATAGCTCTACAGGTTTGATTTTGATTGAGGAAGTGGATGAAGTAATGTCAGTTGCCGACACTCAGGCAGCCATTAGAGTATTAAGCACAGCCGTAGCCGAGTCGATTGCCAGCTTAGATGGCTATACAGAAACACAGGATTTAGCGGCTTCTATTGTAGAAAGCGCAGCGGTTGGTTTGATTGTAGGTGCTGCGTACACTGGTAACGTAGACATAGCTGAGGCAACTACGCCAGTCGATGACGTTACTGGACAGCGCCAGTTTGATTACTTTATTAGCGAATCCGTAGCTCCAGCTGATGCCCAGAACGGCGCATTTAACTATATCGTAGCGGTTGCGGAATCCATGATAGCAGCCGATAATACTACTTTCACTGTCAATACTAGGGCGTTGCCAACAGGCATTTTGATTACTATTAGTGTCAACAACGTAAATGTTTGGGGTGATATTAACGATGGTACTAGCCCAAACTGGGTACAAATTAACGATTAGGAGCATTAAATGTCCACATACACAAGTTCATTAGGTCTAGAAGAAATTACCCCAGGGGACCAAGCAGGTCTATGGGGAAACACAACCAACAACAACTTGACTCTAATCGACCAAGCAATAACAGGCGTTACTCCAATTACCGAGTTTACTGGTCAAACCGGTATTATTAAAATTTTAGAATCCTCCAACGGCGCGGAAGACGAAGCTCGTGCGGCAGTACTAAACATTACTGGGATTGCTACTGGAGCAAATACGGTTCAAGTTCCAAACAAACAAAAGACTTATTTAGTACGTAACAGCACTGGACAGGTTGTTAATTTTAGAACCGCTTCTCCTGGAGATACTTTTCCAGTACCCGCTGGGAATAATACTTTAATTTTTTGTGACGGCAATAATAATGTGTTACCAGGTATTGTTACAGCTACTATCGGACCAACTTTAACTACTGGTGGCGGTACTGGATTAAATTCGTATACCGCTGGCGACCTTACTTATTACGCAGCTGGTACAAGTTTTACAAAACTGCCTATTGGTGCGGCTGGGCGCGTTTTAACATCCTCTGGAACTGCTCCACAATGGACTGAAACTTTAGGTGTAGCTAATGGCGGCACAGGTGCTGGCACGTTTACTTCTGGCGGTCTTTTACAAGGAAATGGTACTGGGGCTGTTGGTAATTTTGTTGGTAGTGTAAACGGACAAGTTGCTACATGGAACGGATCTACATGGACAGCAAGAGCTTCTGGACTCGGTGCAGGTAATTTTACAAACACTAATATTACTGTAGATGCTCAAGGACAAATTACTGCTATATCTACTGGTACTGGTGGTAGTGGCGTTGCTTCTGTAGCAGTAACTTCGCCAATTCGAAATACGGGAACCCCAACCGCTCCTAATATTGGTATTGAGCCTAACCCAACATTTTCTACGTCTGTAACATCTCCAACTTATAACCTCAGCAGTTCAACTAACCGTATGACGCTAGAAACGGCTAACGAAATACAGTTTTATGCTGGTGGCGTAGGATCAGCAAAAGTTACTACTACTGGACTTGGCTGTTTTAATATTGCTACAACTCAAAGAGCGCTGTTTGGCACTTCCTATGGCGGGGACCCTGGAGCAAACTTTACTGTAGGTGCAATAGGTCAAGCAAACCAAACGGTAGCTTTTTTTGTTACTACTGGGTCTAGCGGAAATGGTATAGCTATTAACTCAACAGGTGGTACCACAGGTGCTATGTTGTTTCAAAATAATGGAACTTTTTGTGGTTCTATTACCACAAACGGCGTTAATACTTTTTATAACCAGTCTTCTGACCGCAGGCTCAAATCAAATATTGCTGACTTAACAGATTCTGGTTCTGTTATTGACGCACTGAAACCAAGAACATACACATGGAATTCCACCAAAGAAAGCGCCAAAGGTTTTATTGCTGACGAACTTCAGCAAGTTATTCCTAATGCCGTTCAAGGGCAGCCCAATGCCGTAGATGAAGAGGGCAACCCAAAATACCAAGCAGTAGATGCTTCTACGCCAGAGATGATTGCTTTGATGGTTGCGGAACTTCAGTCTCTGCGTAAACGTGTTGCAGAGTTAGAATCTAAAGCGTCATAGGTGAAATAAAAGTGTGTCATGTCCGATCTACTCGGTTTAACAGAGGGCGTAAAGGGCCTTAGCTCAGGCTTTGATTCCGCTCGTGAAGCGGGTAAGTCTGTTAGTAAGCAGATTGAGAACATACAGAAAGATGCAGTAGATGTAGCCCAGCAGCAAGCGCAAGAGCGAATACGGGCAAAACGGGAAGCAGAGTTTAAGAAGGAACGGGCGCTGGTTAAAGCGCTTGAAGAGTGGAAACGAAAGAAACAAATCTCCGATGAGGAGGCTGATTTAAAGATTAAGTTTGTAAAGCAGTACGGCGCTAAAGAGTGGGACGCATTGCTTAAGATTAAATTGGATATAGAGAACATGGAACGCAAGAATAATGAAGAGTTCCAGCATGATTTAAAGGCGGTAAGGCGGGTGCAATTTTATTGTTTTGTTGCTGCGTTGATTGTTACCCTGTGGCTTAAGTTTATTTTAGGAGCTTTTTAAATGTTTCCATTAG